GTTGGATGCCATCTGCATCGGTCCAAGCAACGTCTAGAGGCAGTTCGCGGTCACCGATTCGGTAGCCCATGGGATCAGAACGATGGTGTGAGTTTAACGAGCAAGCCCGCCATTGCTAGAAAATGGGTTTTCAGCCACGGCATAATAGATATAGGTTGTTCCGTTTTGGTTTTGAGTCGCATTGCTAGCTCTTAACTTAAAACCGTTTGAAAGTATATCTATATTGAAATCTGCATCTCCGCCTTCTGCAATGTTGCTGCTAGGGAGAAGACGATTTTGCGTCACGTTATGGGGTTCCCGTGCTGTATCACGAATGTGCCAATGCTCAGCAGCATCAGATGCCTTGTAGAGAATAAATGCGGGCCTGAATCCTGTATGCACAAAAGGACCATCAGTTGACCCGTTGCCCTCCCAAGAAGATATTTGCGAATGCCCAGCGACAGGTGCAAAGCAATAGGCAATCATGTCGTCACCGCTGCCATTTGTGCCGTTGTTTGTACCTAGAGTTAAAACAGAAGACGATGGAACTGTTCCGTTAAAAGGTGTTGTTGTCGTCTTAATCGCAGATGTTGTGTTTAACTCAAGTATTTTGTTTCCACCGCCTAGGTCGTTATGCCAAACTACCCAATTATTAGAATCAGTTCTGTTTTTAACAACAACAAGATAAGGTGCAGCCCCCAAGCTATGACCTACGCTCGCACCAGCAGTGGCATTTCCTGTCCAAGAAACTATGGAAAAGCCACTTGTGGCTGATGCTCTGACACTAGAAGTGATGCTTCCGTCAGTGTTGCTGACCGTTGATGATGCGGCGTCCCAATTCCAACTAACAAACGTATCGTTATTCCCGTTCGCAGTGCCACCTGACCCCAGAGTGAATCCGTCAGAAGTGAAGGCAGTGAGCGCAGTTGTTTCTGTGGTTTCAGCGGTATTGTTGTTTGAAACAAGTCGTTTAGTTGCACCTCTTACCGTGTCATGGAGTGAATGAGAACTATTTGAATTACGTTTTTTAATCCATGTCCAATCTGGGCTAAATTCCAAACCCGTGATTGTATTTGTTCCACCGTTGCCGGTGTATAATTTTGCCTCAAAGTATTCTGAACTATCGGCAATCGTCGGGGTCGGGAGTGATGCAGTATTCCATGTTTTGTAACCAGAAGGCGCCGCATGGGTAAATGCACGCTGCCCAAAATTCAACGTTGCACTAACACTTGAGCTGTCATCACCGTTTGAGATGTAAGGCAGATAAGTGCCAGAAAATGTGTAGCTTATTGACCCTTGGCTAGAGCCGTTCTTGAAAAATTCAATCGTATTCCCTGTCAAGTCTGCGGCAACGCCGATTACGTCATTGTTTGTATATGACGCCCCGTAAGAAGAGTTCGAGCTGTTTACATATTTTTGTCCATTTTCTGCATAATACAAAACATTATTGCTTTGGTTGTAAACAGTGGTGCCTTCGTCAAAGTCTGATTTGACAAGCCCAATAAACCAAGTGTCAGTGAATGAGCCACTAGATGCTGTGCAAGTAACTTCAAAATAGTATTTGCCAGAAGACACTCCAATCGTGCCAGTCTGCTGCACAGTGGCGATGTTTGAAGCCCCGCTTACATAGTCAAGCCCTCCGTTCGACAACGTTGAAGGGTGATACAGCTCGTTGAGCGTGCAGTAATTCCCGCTGACTTCTCCGCCCGCACCAGTGTCTGACTGCGTGCCGTTGGTTGGTACGTCAAACAGAACGTCGTTGCCTGCACCTGCAGTTGTGCTGAAATTTACGGCTGTAAAATCATTTTCGTTACCGCTTGAATCATGTCCAATGGTGGACTCATTTTCAAAATCCAGCAAATGGAATCCGTTCGTTCCAAATGTTCCGCTATAGGCCGTAGCTTGCCAGACGTTATTCGAATCATACGCCCCAAATGATGTGGGGGAAAGCTGAGAGCCGTCAACCCAAATTACGTCAGCAAGATAAGCATTTAAGTAGTTATTTGCGCCCTGATTGTTTCTTCCAATCGTGTGTGCAACAGTATTGTTGAACTCTGTGTCTGCGTTTTGCGAGGGATATGTTGAAGTGCTAAAATCTGTCTCTTCGGCTCCATTAATATATATTTTTACCCTGTCACTTGCAGTGCTTTGAGTCGTATCTACTGCAACAACAATGTGATACCAGGCGCTGGGATCTCTAAAAACTCTAGTCGTATGAAGTTGCCACACAAAGCCACTGGTGAATTCAAAAACATGCAACGTCTCGCCCGTGAATCGAATGTGGCTAGTGTCACTTGAGCTAGGTGCTGCATAAAACAGTTGCTGATCACCACTAAAACTTGATCTTTTGACCCAACTGCTCCAAGTCCACGTCTTGCGATTCCCTGCAGATGACGGGGTGCGGTTCAGATATGCAGAATCAGCTGAGTTGAAACGCAGCGACTTAATCGGCCCTGCAGCAGCAGCGTCAGCAGCAGCACTCGCCAGCAGAAGCGGATTCGCGTTTCCAGGAATCATGAGACGTTCAGAATTGCAGTTGCAGTGATGCGGCTTGTGCTCTCGCAGTAATACGCGATGACATCAACAGCACTGGCTGTTGTCGTCAGTGTAGGTGCAGTTCCACCTGCAAATTTGAAGTTGCTTCCGAAGCTCAATGTGCGGCTGCCCGTTCCATCCTGAGTGACAACAATCACGCCGGACTGACCAGCCGTAATGTTGCTGGGATTAGCCAAGGTGCGATTTCCGGCGAGCGTTACCGAAAAATTGCAGTTGTCATCTAAATCTGGGGTGATGGTGGCCGCGTCGGTCAAAGCAGTGATTGAGCCACGGATGCCACCAGTCAATGATTGCCCGTTAGTCGTCTCACTCAGCAGCAGGTAGCTAGCAAAGCCAAGGTTGCCGCTGGCGTCAGTCTTTAGTGCCTGGTTCGCCGTTCCATCAGCAGAAGGCAGCGTGAACGTGACGTTGCTTGAGACAGTGGCGGGAGCTTGGAGCGCCACATAGTTGCTGCTATCCGAATCAGCAAAACGCACATCAGACTGCGCGTTCAGCGTGATGTCGCTAGTAAACGTCGCACCAGACAACGACGCCAAACCAAAATTCGTTGCTGCCGTCCCAAGGGTGATAAAACCGTCATTGGCGGCATTGCGGATCTTTAGCGTTGCCGGTGTCGTGCTGGTGTCCAGAAACACCATGTGAGCCACCAAGTTGCTTGGTGCTGTCGATCCGCTGTTTAGCGTCTGAACTGCACTAAGGATCGAGTTCAGCTCGGTGCGGAAGTTCGCGCCTGACTGGTTAGCGAGTGCATAGTCAGTTGCTTGTGCCATTAGGTGATCTCCTTGCCGTGCCCAACGGCTTGATAATCAAAGTTCCTATCCACGATTGTACCGCCGGAATTTTTGAACGTAATGGTGAAGCCAGTCCTACTGACACTGCTCAGCTCGAAGAAATCACCCGTTGCCATGTTGGTTGCCGTGATCGTGATGCTTGGCGTGCTGTAGAACGCAGACGGGAAAGTCACTGCCTTGCCGCTTGAACTTGTGCCGCTGCTGATATTGCGCTGCTGTTCTGTACGGCGCTGCAGCCTCACCGACACGCCCAAGGTTTCGACTACAGGGTCTTGAGATTCGTTCCCCGTCTCCATCTCAACCTTGAACTGGAAACCGCGACCACGCTTGGTGGAGTTTGCAAACGGCTCCCAGGTGCCATAGGTAGGCGATCCACTGGGGTCATCGTTGGTAGAGCGTGAATACAGCTCAGCATTGGTTTCTGACAAGTCATCGGCATCAATGTCATTCCAAACATCAATCAGCTCACTCCGAGAATCCCAAAAATCGTCAGGATTGATCGACTTAATCTGCAGGTTCGCTAGCAGCTCAACGTCATAAACAGCGCCCATGTCAAGCGTGTTCGCAAAGATGTAGTTGCCTGTGCTCTGAACACCGCCAAAAAAGTCCAGATTAGTTACAGCATCAAAATCAGCGATTGAGTCAATCAGACCCTTGCCTGACAAGGTGATGCCGCCTTCTGTGACACTGTTAAACGACTGCGAAAACGTGCCCGTGAAGTTTGGGCTTTCTGTGTACGTCTGAACAACCTCTAGGTCTTGCGGCTCAGGCAAATCAACTTTGACCGTCGGGATACCGGACTCAGGTGCATAGTTGTCAACTGAATCTTTTGCGCGGACAAGATAGTGCCCAGTCAACAAAGGAACAATTTTTCTGGTTGAGCTGCCGTTAACAGCTGGGACAATCTTTTCTGACTGCGACCATTTGATGTCGCCTGTAGTCCTTGGGTTGTGGCGGATCTCAACCGTCCCACCAATCTTTACATCAAGATCAGTCGCTTCAGGCCAGTGCAGTTCGGCGGTGTGCTGATCGACTGGGGTGATATTCAGTGCAGCAATGTTGCTTGGCGGCGTGCTTTTGCCAACGGTCGCAATCGTGCCGATTGTTGGAGCTGAACGCCGCCTGCCTGTTTGCTCTACATCTAACCCATAGCCAATCGCGGTGACCCTAATCTCATAGGTGCCCTTTACGGTGTCTGGGATAGAAAAGGCCGTGGTAGTGACAAAGCGCGACTCTGGGGCATCATTATCCAGTCGATATTCGACTTCATATTCATTCGCCCGTGGCGATTGCTGCCAACTAACAGCCACACGCTGCAAAACCTTGTCGCCTTCTTCATAGAGAACTTCTTCTAGCTGGAGGTTAGTTACGGGGTCTGGCTTTTCAGCTAACTGTGTTACGTCACGAGGGCTAAAACTTTGGTCTGCCTCAATCGCTGCATACTTGCGGTTGTCGTGCGCTAAGGCTGTTACTGCATAAGTTGATCCGTTTTCAACAACACTCAAGACGCGCCATGTGCTTAAAAGTAATTCGCTGTAGCCAATGTTAAAAGCAGAGCCAGCTATAGGTGCACTATTTAAGGTTGAGCCAGGTGTAACAGTGTTACCCACAATCGTTGAGTTTCCTACAACCTGAACTTCATAAATCAAAGCGCCTGTTCTTGGGTCTGTCTTGGCAGATCCGTCGGCATTACGGCCTTCAGTAATCACGTTCAGCGTGAAAGTGCTAGGCGCTTGCGCTCCAAACATATCAGTGTCGCTCCGGTCTAACTTAACCGCTGTTGTTGTTGAACCTGAAATAACGCGACCTGATACTGCCTTGCCAGCGCGGACAGGGTCACCAATTTTGATTAGATCACCTGGTCGAACAGTGATGCCAGCAGCAATGTCGGTTTCAAAGCTGCAAACTTCGGTTTCATTGTGCGCGGTGTAGAGAAACCACTTACCCAAACGGTTTGCCTGGGCACGACTGGTGCAAGCAAAGGCCGTGATGTTTTGCTTGTTGTAGCCGTACTTTCTGACCGGCTTAAACGCCGTGCCGGATAGCTCAACCAGCTCGTTTGCAAAGTCTCGAAGGTTGTTATCGAAGTATTTGACAGAGACGCATGTTGGCCGGTTTTTTAAGCTTGATCCTGAATAGCTGAACCCAGCCTGCGTAACGTTTGATTGGTTAAACGTATAGGCAAAAACATCAGGCGCATCTTGGGCAACAGTGATGCCACCAACTTCCCAAAACGGCATTGCCCTGAACACAGAGCACATTTCCTGAATTAGCTTGAAAGCGTCCGCCTGTGTTTGTAGAAGAACATTGCAGCTGAACCGTGGTTCGCCGTCGACCAACTCCCCACAGTATTCACTAGCTTTTTTGAAACTATACAGGTCAAGATTGCTGGCAGTATCAGAGGCACCATTGAAGTTGCCTGCAGCATCTTTAGCCCGCTCTTCTGGTGTAAGAACTTGTGAGCCTAATCCGTACCTAGTCGATGTAAGCAAGTCGTAAAGTATGAACGGGGGATCTGTCGTCCATTCCCTAGTTGTTTTCAGCGTGCCGTTGAAAGTGCCTGAATAGGACAACGATCCATCAGCACGCACTGTTGCATTGTGCGGAATGCGCACCTTAATTCCGCGTATTTTGTAACTACGTTGCGGAATACTTGGGAATTGCTGAGCATCAATCTTTAGACCGGCAACAGCACTGTTTGGGTAACGAGTTTTTTCGCCAACCCTTTCTGTGTAGTCGTACCAAATTAAATCATCTGTTATTGATACAGTATCATCATGAAATTCATGGCCAGTTCTCGTCAGCCGAATATCAACAGGGAACGCGGTGCCTGCTTGGATTTTTGCCTCATCTAAAACGATAAGATGCCTTCTCTGATACAAGTCGGGTGAATAACCTTTGAGCTGAAATTCACCGTTGCCAAGATAACTGTCGTAAAAATCAAAATCACCAAAATCAACGGAGTTGTACCCTCCGCCTTGATATTGGATTTCAACTTTGTATGTAATCTGCACGGCCCTCACCCTGCCGTCATCTTTTGCCACCGTCATCGATGGAGAGCCAACCGTGATGCGAACGCTTGTTACATCCGTATCAGTAATCTGCCGAGTGACCGGCGTTGCGGTTGCCCCTGCCGCTACTTTTTTGTCAGTCCTGCTTGTTGATCCGCCATAAAGAAAAAAGTTGCCTTCATTGTCGCCAATGTCAGCCTTTGTAAGTTCAGCGTTTACTGCAACTGTCTTTTGATTAAGTATTCCAATACTCTGCAAGTTTGTTTGCGTTTGCGTGCCTAAGCGACTTTCAAATGTCGCATCACGCATGTCAAAATTCATTTGTTCAATAATATCTGCATTTTTTAACGTGCTGCTGGCCGTTACAGTCGCGCTAGAGCCAAGAACTGGCGTATTGTTGAAAAACACATCTTTCAGCGACGCTACGTTGTAGGCTTCCGATCCAACAGTCAAGCCGCTAGCGGACGGGAAACCCTCAATCTCTCCTTCGCTTAACAGGTCAATAATCCTGGCAACCTGTCTTGACTCAAGATCATCCTTGGGCATTACTCAAGCTCCTCGACGTTTAGGCCAGCCGATACAACAACACTACCGACAATCACCTCTCCGTAGGCAACCGGGACGGGAACGCCTTCTCTCCCAACGTTCTGAATGCCAGAAAAGCTGAAGTTATTGCGTGGATCATTGTCTGTCTCAGGCGTCGGCACTGTCGGCGATAACAAGCCAGCAACGCCTGTCAGGGCTAAACCGATGCCGATATTGCCTGCTACCGCTGCCAAGGTGGCGCCAGTACCTGCTGCAGCAGCCGCACTGAAACCAGTCAAGCCAAGGCTGACACCGCCAGTTGCAATCGCTGTTCCAATCAAGACAGCGCCCAAAGCAATAAAGGCCAGATTTCTAAACAAATTGGCTCCGGTCACAACCGGAATGATCCTGATGTCATCATCAGCCGTCAGGGGATAACCAAGCTGTTCCGGTGACTGACCTAGCTCTAGCGTGTGCGAGCCAACGGCAACGGTGTAATGCCCAGCGCCCATGATTGAGCGCAGCTCAGGAAAGTTGCACAACAAAAACCGGATTGCCTCAGCCGGTGTTCTTGCAACCGCCTCAAAAACCTTCTGACCGCAGTGCTCCGCCAGGTGCCCATACAGCCTGATTTTGCGAAGCATTGCCTTCACTCGCCATGCCCTTCGATTCTACCGACGACTCAAGGGTCAATCTTCGTCCAACTTTCGTCTGCCATCCCATAGATAAACCACGGCAGCCCGTATTGAGTGCAAGCTTTCTTGTCAGGCTCACTAGGCAAAGCAGGCGCACCGGGATGGCTATGAACAACCGCTAGCACCTTGCCGGTATCCTCAGCAGCCGCGTATCCCATCGGATCAAGGATAAACACGTCATCCTCCTCACTCAAGTTTTTGCACGGCCAGTAATGCTCCGCTCCATCGAGCACCACAAGCAGCCCGCAGCACTCCTTAGGAGCTTCCGCCTCTGCGTGCTGTACGGCCTCTTTTTGCCAGTCCTCCATTAGTTGTTCAAGCCAACAGAAGGGAACGAGCCAAAAGGCAAGCCACCGTTTGCGTCACCGCTAGGGAAACGCTTACGGCAATCCTCAATCCTCTTGCCGCATACATCAGCGTCAACAGCAGGCGTATTGGTGACCTGCTCAACTTGCGGTTCACTTGTGGTCGGAGCATTTGATGAAGACCATGTGATGTTGCTGCCGTCAGAATCTTCAATGACTAAAACGCCATCATCTTTGAGGCGTAGCTGTTTGGCATTCAAGAAACCAGTAGCCGTGACTTTGTAGCCAGCCCCGACTTCTCGCAAAGTGCCCTCAAATGGATGGTTCTCGCGAAACGGATTATTTTCGCTTACGTCAACTTTTGCGATCCAGTCTTCTTTGTCCTTCCAAAGACCAGTCTGACTGTTAATCGTGATCCCTGTAATCGTGTTCCAACCAAAGCCCGTGTAGTTGGTGTTGCTGGACGAATAGTGGTCAGCAGGCAATGCGATGGAGGTTAGGTTAAAAGTAATGTTGACAGAACGGCTCCCCCATTCGGGATGATCCTCGGTGAAGTTCTTGGTCGCTGTGGTTGTCTGCCCTGCCGCTGTAGGACTGCTTCCTTTTAGCTCCCATGTAAATGCACCTGAGCGTCCACTTTTGACATCAGGCGGATACCACTGGTCAGCGCCATCAACATTTAGGCGCGTCAATGATCCAATCTGACCCACCCTGTTCGTATCCGTGCCAGTCCAAACAACAGAGCCGCCAGCGTAATCATTTCGGGCTACATCATCGTTGTACAGCACAAGGTTGCCATCACGCTGCATCACAAGCGTGTAACCATTAGCGTTCCTGCCGATGTTTGTGTCGGTTGCCCAAACCGCGTTTGCTGGAATTTTTTCTGGCTTTCTATAAACGACAAAGTTTCCGTCAGCCTGGACTACAGCAGCAAACCAACCATTTGTCGAGACAAGCTCATTGCCTTCTGTCAGCTCTGTATCTGCGGCTAGCTTTTCTTGGTTAGCTGAATATCCAAAGCCCGTAGCAGCAACTAAGGTTTTCTGTTCGCCTGTTACGTCAAAGACGTTAGAGCCGCTGTAGCCGCACTCTTTGCTCTTGTACTCCCACTGGCAAAGATTCTGCATCACAAGGCGGCGCGGTGCCTTTGTGTTCGCCATATCAAAGGACGACACCAGCTCAAACTCAACGAAGTCTCTGTTCTCAGCAACTTTGCGGTCGATGTAATAAATCTCCTCCGGAAACTGTGCATTGGCACCGGAGTCTGGATTGCCGTAGGGATTAACGCCGTTCTCCCAGTTGTCGCTATCGAGAAAGCGGCTCAGAGTGCGAATCCGTTTCACTCTTGCACCACTTAAATCATTGCCTGGCGTAATTTGATTGACGCCTAGCAGCAAAGCCGTCATTTGGCTCTGCAGGTTTGCAATGCGGATTGATGGCCTAGGCAACGTGCCATCACCGTTAAATTCAAACCCTGACGCCTCTACAGGCAAAGGGATGTAAGGCGTGCCGCCAAATTTAATCGAGAAAGCCTCGACAATATCGTCTGCATTAGTCGGCACGGTCGTCTTGCGATTCCGCCCTGCGTGAAAGTAATACTCCTCATTTGAGCCATGCAGATCTTGAAAAAGCTTCAGCTCGAACAGCTCAATGATCGCAAAAGGACCGGAGTTAAGTAGCTCAACAAAAGCAGTGCTCATGGCTCAATGACTTGCTGAAACGTGACGGAGATTTCTGCCCTGCCTTGGAAGGGAATTGTTTTGCTCCAATCTTGACAGATCCATTTGTAAGTTTCCGTCTCGTCAGGCGGAGACCAGTCAAAGTGCTCTACTCCGCCCCGTGCTTCCAAGAAAGTTTCAACCTCGTCAGCGTCTTCCTCCGACAAAACAAAACGAAGGCTCCAGGTTTTAAGGTCCGTGTTCAGTCCAAACCGCAGGCGCTGACTATATCCGTCACCGAACTGGACGTTCCGCACAGTCGGTTGACTGCGCTTGCTAGCGCCAGGGGCTGGGTCGTAACTAGGGAAAGTAGCCATCAGCGGGTAAGAAGCCCTCCAGGCCGTTTCTGTTTAATTAATTCTGCCTGAACTGCCGCTCCAATGACACGGCCAAGTTGATCAGCGTTTGCATCGTTGCCCTGAGCTGCAGTGCCCTTGGCGTCAACGTTGACCACCACGTTGGTGCTGCCGCCCATTGCGTTGTTTGGAACGATAGTGCCGCTAGACCGTGGGACGAACAACTCAGGGCCACGTTCACCGACGATTGATGGTCGGCCTACGGGAGGACGGCCACCATTTGCAAATCCCGGCAGCAATCCAAGCAATCCGGAGCCGCCCTTGCCGCCGACGTTGAAACCGCCAATTCCTTTCTGCAAGAACATTCCGGCAAGCTGCTTAAGGATCCCGGAAAGTGACTCCCTAAGTGACTTGCTGCCATCAACCGCGCTCATAATTGCATCAGTGATTCCGGTCTGGATTGCATTAGCAACCTCTTTGACCTGCGCAAGCTGTTTGTCTTGCTCAATCTTCAAGAGCTTTGCGGCTTCAATCCTTGCTTTATCTGCCTGCGTAAGGCCAAAATTAACTTCAAGCTGATCGCGCAAGTTTTGCAACTCTTCGCTGGATAATTCTGGGAACTGCCTGGCAAGATTAGCTTTTTCAAATGTAAGTTTCAGCCGCTCTCGCTCTTCATCTGTTGATGCAGTTATAAGCTGTGATTCTCGCTCCAGGTCTGTGAGCAACTCTTTTGCTGCTGCTAGTTGTTTCTGTTTAGCCTCTGCAGCCTTTTCTGCGGGAGTCTTGCCGCCGCCTGCCGTCCCTGCTGTTAAAGCGGGAATCTCTGTGCTGACTATTTTCGGTGCCTCCGTGGTGGCACCGGCTGCCCTTAATTCAGCCTTCCTTGCTTCCATCTGAGCGAACCTTTCCCGCCGCTCTTTAACCCCCATGCGTTTCATTTTTTGGCGGCCAGCAGTCGTGTCTAAGCCAAACTCTTTTCTGACTTGATTTGATATTTCTGCCTCTTTAAAAAGGTTATTGATTTGGTTAGTGATTGTCGTCAAGAAATCAATAATTCCTTTAAAGATCGGCTCAAGCACCTTGCCGATATTCCTGCCGAACTGGTCGAAAGCATCTTGCAGAGTCGACAGCTTGCCGAAGAGGGTGTCGGACTGTGCGACCGCACCATTTGCATACTTACCGCCTTGTTCTGTGAGTCGGATAAGAGCAACGTTTGCCGCCTTGGCGCTGATCTGTCCCTTCTCCAAAGCCTTGCTGAACTCAGTGCCGGTCATGCCGTACATCTTCTGCAGTTCTTCCCCGAGCCCGACGCCACGCTCCTGTAGCTGGAGAAGTTCCTCAGTCTGCAGCCGCCCTTTCGCCTGGATCTGACCAAACGCCGTAGCGATACCGCCAAGGTCTGCACCAGTTGCACCGGCAACATCAGCAAGACGCTTGGTGACATCAGTGATCTGCTCAGTCTCGAAGCCAAACGCCTTCAAACGTTTTGCTGTTTCGATCAGCTCATCGCTTGTAAAGGGGGTCACTGCGCCAAAGGCTTGCAGCTCACCAATCACCGCTTTTGCCTTATCAAGCGAGCCAGTCAATACTTGGAGGCTTTTTGTTTGTTTCTCCAACTGCCCCGCCTTGCCAAAGGCAAACCTTGCAAACGCAGCAGCACCAGCAGCAGCCGCCGCAAGTGCTGCAGCCTTACCAAGGCCACCGATACTCCCTGCAGCTTTCTTTGCACGAGCAGCAAGAGCATCAAAGCCTCTCTTGCCGCTATCGGCCATGCGCTTGAAATTGCTTTGCACGCTCTTTGCAGAACGATTAAGCCCGTCAACAGCAGCCTCTAGCCTTTTGACGCCTGCCTGTAACTTTTTCGCCGCAGCCTGCGCAGCGCCAGTGCTCAGCTCTACAGCAACTCTTGCGACAGCTGACATGGCACCAACGCTCGTCGCTTTAGCTTAGCGCCGTCTCTTCGCCTTCCTCAGTTCCTCTTCGTTCTCATCATTCAACAGGTCAAAGTAAGCCGACCACAGAAACAACTCATCAAGCGTCAGCTCTTGGTTGAGCCTTGCCAATGTGTAGCCAAGCTCCTTAGCGACGCAGAGCTGGAGCCTTAATAGGTTGTCCTTTTTCAGCTCCTGCTTCAGTCTTTTGGGTCAGGGGCCTCCTGCTCCTCGTCGTCAGTGATTACAGCAAGCATGAGCGCCTGCAAGTCAGCATCCCTTACCTCGCGCTTAAGTTCAGCGATCTCACCAAACGAGAACAACCGCTGTCCAGTTTCATCCTGTGCCTTCAGAATCAATAGCTGCAGGGCAAACAAGCCTGAATCGTCATTGGTGCCTTTCTGCGCACGCTCACGCTCTGCCATTGTCAGAGGCGCGCTGTAAAACTCAAAGTCTGTCCCATCGGAAAGCTGAACAACCTTTTTGGAGGGCTCAAGATTTGCCGCTTTCTTCAGACGATCAAGTGCGCGATTTGAAGACGAAGGCATAAAAATTAGATCCTTGCCGAGATATTAGACATAAAAAAGCCCCCAACACAAGTCGGGGGCTAAGCAATGTTCTTAGCTTATTAAGAACGATCGAAGTCGAAAGTAGGTGCTTCAGTCGGACGGAAGCTGATCTCAACAACCTGTGCATCATCAGGCGTAACCGCAAAGGATGCAGAGTTAATCACAGCAGGGACCTCGATTGAGGTGCTTGACGTGTCATCAGGTGAACCGGAAGACAGCACCAAATCGCTATAAAGCTTGAAGACTGCGCCAGCTTGCTTGCGCTGGATAACGTCTTCAATCAGACGGCTAGCAATCGTGGTGTCGTCATCGGTGAAGTACACCGTGGCAGAACCGGAACCATCAGCAAAGCCAGTGATGAAGGTCCGGAAAGGAGCGTTTTGAGCAAGGGTGCCACCGATCGTGGTGGTGTCCAGCTCTTC